TGATGCAGATGCACAGGCTTATGGTGAGCCTTCTAGAGTTATTAAATCACCAGATGGCAGGAAGTTTGGATTAAGTCCAATACCTGATAAAGTTTACAACATACATTTTTATGCGTTTGACAAGCCTACAAAGCTTTCAGCACATGGAGACACAGTTGTATTCCCAGAACAGTACACAAATATTATTACTGCTAGAACAAGATATTACATATGGCAGTTTAAGGAAAGCCCACAACAAGCAGCGTTTGCTATGGACGATTATAAGAAGGCGATGAGAACTATGAAGTCTAACTTGATTAATCCAACTCCTCGTGCAATGACAGACGATAGACGATACTTTTAATTTATGGCAGCATCACAACCCTATACAGTTGCATGTGCCGGTGGTTTAGTTAAAGCAACCAATCAAATTGATTTGCTTAAGACTCCCGGTGTAGCTACAGAACTTAGAAACTTTGAAGTCTCTATTAAGGGTGGGTATAGACGTATTAGTGGTTTTAGTAGATTAGGAGCTGGTAGTGCTGCACAAGTAAGTGGAAGCACAGATACAATTCATGGGGTAATACCTTATGGAGATGGTGTTATAGCTTGTGCATCGACAGGAATATTTTTTAGTCAAGATGGTACAAGTTGGTTAAACGTAAGTAGAAGTTCAGTAGATGCTAGTGGAGATAATCATACAGCCTTTACAGGACGTAGTACACTTACTAGAACAGGACAAGGTAAGATTAGCTTTTCATTGTTTGAAGGTGCTACATTTGATTATGGTTTATTAATTATATGTGATGGAGCAAACAAACCTTACTTTTTTAGAATGGAGGGTACTGGTGCTAACATCAATACAAGAACATTTTTTAGTGGTGAGATAACTGTAACAGGTACAAAGTTTGCAACACACTCTGAAATACACGATAAACATTTAGTTGTTGCAGGTGTTGAAGATAATCTTAGTACAATATTTTATAGTACACTATTAGACCCTACAACTTTTAATGGTACTGGTTCAGGTTCTATAACCTTATCAGACCAGATAGTAGGAATTAAAAGCTTCCGTAATGAACTTTTTATATTTTGTAGAAACAGTATATTCAAGCTACAAGATATAAACGGTACAGCAGTAGTAATTCCAGTGGCAAAAAACATTGGGTGTCTATCAGGTTACAGTATCCAAGAGATAGGTGGTGACCTTATATTCTTAGCACCCGATGGACTAAGAACGGTTGCTGGTACTGCAAGAATTGGAGACGTTGAGTTAGGTACAGTTAGTAAAGCTATCCAACCTATTATTACACAGTTAGCACAAAACATTGACAAGTTTGTAATATCAAGTGTTGTTATTAGAGAGAAGTCTCAGTATAGATTATTTTATACAAATACAAGTGTTATTAACGCACAACAAGAAGGAATTATAGGAACACTTAGACCAAACGGGTTTGAGTGGTCAGAAACAAAAGGAATAGAAGTAACCAGTATAGGAGCTGGATTTAATGATGATGGTGTTGAAAAATATTTTCACGGTGATACTGACGGCTTTGTGCTTGTTCACGATTCAGGCGATGACTTTAATGGGTCTAATATACTTGCTAGGTATTCCACTCCCGATTACGATTACGGGGATTTAGGAACTTTAAAAACTTTACATTATGTTAGAGTTTCTTGTTCAGCCGAAGGAGTTGTAACTCCAGCACTACAAATTAAATATGACTTTAACAGTCAAGATATTCCACAACCAACAGGAGATTTTTCTTTTGGTACAGTTAATCCACCTGCAATCTTTGGAGATGCAGTTTTTAATGCAACGGTGTTTGGCGGTACTGCAGCCCCGATGATACGAATACCCGTGCAAGGTAGTGGAACAAGTAATAACTTTACAGTTGTTACAGAGGATACAAAAGCACCATACAAAATAAATGGTTTATATATAGATTTTATACCGTCAGGTAGGAGATAAACAGATGGCAGGTTACATAAGACAAAGTTCGTTTTCCGATGGAGATACGATAACTGCTGCATTATTTAATAACGAGTTCAATCAAACACTCAATGCATTTAGTAATACAGGCGGACACAAACATGATGGTACCGCAGCCGAAGGTCCTGTTATAGGATTGATTGGAGATGCAGGAGAAACTGCTCCCAATAACAAAGTATTAATAGATACAACAAATAACTTTATTGAGTTTTATGTACAAGTATCTAGTAGTTCTGTACAACAGTTATACATAGCCGATGGTGCTGTTATACCTGTTACAGACAACGATATAGATTTAGGTACTAGCTCTTTAGAGTTTAAAGACGGATACTTTGACGGTACTATTTATGCAGATGCTATTAACTTTAATGGTACAGCCATTACATCTACTGCAGCAGAACTAAACATCCTAGATGGTGTTACAGCTAGTGCAGCCGATATAAACCTTATAGATGGCATAACTAACGGAACTGTCATAGCTAGTAAAGCTATCATTACAGATTCTGACAAAGATATTACTGGTGGACGAAACATCACAATCTCTGGAGAACTCGATGCTGCAACCTTAGACATATCAGGTGATGCAGATATAGACGGAACTTTAGAAGCCGATGCAATTACAATAGCAGGAGTCACGTTAGCAGAAACAATTAGTGATACTGTAGGAGCTATGGTTAGCTCTAACACAGAAACAAACATTACAGTTACTTATGAAGACTCTGATAATACTTTAGACTTTGCTTTACCTGCATCCTTAGAAATTACTACAGCAGTAGGGGTTGGTGGTGGTTCAACAAACGGTGTTGTTATCTCACAAGGTGCTATAAAAATTAAAAATGGTGGAGCTAAGTCTTACGTAGACTTTTACTGTGAATCATCTAATGCTCATTATACAAGAGTAGAAGCTGCAGCTCATGGGACTTACTCAGGTAATGTTACAGCTACGCTACCAGTAACAACAGGTACTCTTGCTTTAGTATCCGAAATACCTACAACAGAAGAAATACAAGACCTTGTTGGAGCCATGACTACTTCTAACACAGAAACAAATATTACAGTAACCTATCAAGACTCTGATGGTACTATTGATTTTGTTGTTGATGCAGCCCAGCCTAACGTAACAAGTCTTGGTACTCTTACAGCTCTTAGAGTTGATGATGTAGTTATTGATGGAACAACTATTGGACACGCAGATGATACAGATTTAATAACTGTAGCTGATGGTGTTGTAACAGTAGCAGGTGAATTAGATGCTGTTAGTTTAGATATTTCAGGCGATGCAGACATTGATGGTACACTAGAAGCTGATGCCATAACTATTGGTGGTGTTACACTAGCCGAAACTATATCTGATACAGTGGGTGCTATGGTAACAAGTAATACTGAATCCGGTATTACAGTTGCTTATCAAGATGCAGATAACACACTAGATTTTACAATTGGTACATTAAATCAAGATACTACAGGTTTAGCAGGAACAGCCACAGCATTAGCAACTGCTAGAACTATTGGTGGTACATCTTTTGATGGTACTGCGAACATTGCGGTTGGACTTGCAGCTACAGCTACTACTTTAGCTACAGCTAGAACTATTGGTGGTGTAAGTTTTAATGGTTCAGCTAATATTGATTTACCGGGTGTAAATTCAGCAGGTAATCAAAATACTTCAGGTACAGCAGCTACAGTAACAGGTGCAGCTCAAGCTCAAATTACAAGTCTTGGTACTCTTACAACTCTTACAGTTGATAATGTAATTATTAACGGTGCTACTATTGGACACACAGGAGATACAGATTTAATTACTTTATCTAGTGCAGTTGTCACAGTAGCAGGAGAAGTTGATGCAGTAAGTTTAGATATATCCGGAGACATAGATGTTGACGGAACTGCTAACTTAGACAACACAGACATTGATGGTACGCTTAACACTTCAGGTGTAGTAACATCACAGACTTCAGCAAACATATCTCAAGTAGCCATTAGCTCAAGTTCTAATGCTACAGCGTGGGATGCAGCAGCAGCAGCTAATGCATATTATAGCACTAGTGAAAATACAACATTCTCTGCACCAAGTAACGCAGTAGAAGGAGCTATCATCTCTGTAGAGATAGCACAAGGTGGTACAGCTCGTACAGTTGCTTGGAACACAGTGTTTGAATTTGCAGCTAGTACAGCTCCTACGGTGACTGCTACAGCTAACAAAACTGACATCTTTAGCTTCAGATACAACGGTTCTGTTTGGCAAGAGATTGGCAGAGTACAGAACATGGCACAAACTTAATAATCTATGGAAGTTCTACAACGTACAGCTAATCGTGGAAGCATATCTACTGGTTCTTATCAGATTAATAACTCGTTAAAGTTTAATTCAGCAAGTACGGAATATTTGTATGAGACTAGAGATGCTACAGGCTCAGATTGGAACAGACTTAAATGGACTGCTTCTATGTGGGTAAAACATACACCAACAGAAAATAATAATAATAATCCAAAAGAAAGAATGTTTGGTGCAGCAGATGCACAAAACGATTTTGATATTCGTTTTAGAGGACAACCTATAGGATTTAGAAACAACTCAGATATTGATGGTGTTGCTGAACTTAAAACAACAGCAGTTTATAGAGATTATAGTGCTTGGTATCATGTGGTAGCAGTATGGGATACAGCTAACTCTACTGCAGGTAATAGAATGAGACTGTATATTAATGGTGAAGAAGTAACTAGTTTTTCAGTAGATACGCAACCTAGTCAAAATGAAAAATCTGTTTGGGGTAAAAAGAACGATGGTTCAGATGGAAATGTTGTTCACACCATAGGAGCTTATTACAACGCTTCTTCAGGTTTTGCTCAGGGGCTTAATGGTTACATGGCTGAAATACATTGGGTTGAAGGTGAAGCATTAGCACCAACAGATTTTGGCAAGTTTGATTCAGCTAGTGGTATTTGGCAACCTATTGAATATACAGGTTCTTATGGTACTAATGGTTTTTATTTAAAATTTGAAGATAGCTCTAATTTAGGTTTAGATTCAAGTGGTAATTCACATAACTGGAGTTTAAACAACATAGCAGCAGCCGACCAAGCAACTGACACACCTACTAATAATTTTTGTACTCTCAACCCTGTTGTAAATTTTAAATATACAACCAATGGAATTACAGAAGGAGCTACAACCTTTGGTGATAATACAGGTGGTGGTGTAGGTGGTGCATTTGGTACTATGGCAGTTACAGCAGGTAAATGGTATTGGGAAGCAAAACTTGTGCAACAAAGTGCACATTACTTGGGAGTAAGTGCTGTTGATGATGGAGATAATGTTCTTGCATCAAGTGACCCACACCAAATTAATTCATCATTTGTATTTAATATATCAGCAGCAAGAATAGAATACATTAATGGTGGTAGCGTTACTGCAGGTTCAACCGATGCGTTTACAGATTTCCATACAGATGGAGATATAATTTCAATAGCATTAAATATGGATGATAACCAAATTAGTATTTATGGTAATGGCACACTACAAGCAGGTGTTGCTAACACTTCTTTATACGATGCAGCAAACAAAATGGTAGTTCCTTTGCACGCAACTATAAACGACACAGTACAATATAACTTTGGTGGCTATTCAGCTTGGACACCATCAAGTGCAGCAACAGATGCAAATGGGTATGGTTCTTTTGAATACGCACCCCCATCAGGCTACTACGCCTTATGCACTAAAAACTTAGCGGAGTACGGAGGATAATATGGCAGCTTATACAACAATAGACGACCCATCAGCACATTTTCAGTCTTTTCTTTATACAGGAAATGGAAGTAATAGGACTATCACATTACCCGGTAACAGCGATTTAAAGTTTGATTTGTATTGGTACAAACAAAGAAGTCAAACTGGACATCACAGAATTTTTGATACAACGAGAGGATTAAGCCTAGAACTATATCCAGACCTTACTAATGCTGAAAGTTCGGCAACATATTTTAATAATCAACAGGCTAATAGTTTTGATATAATCGCAAATGATTCAGCTACAAATACAGGCGATGTTACTTTCGCTAATTGGCAATGGAAAGCCAATGGTGGTACGACTAGCACCAATACAACAGGCAATGGAATAGATTCAGTTGTACAGGCTAATACGACAGCAGGATT